TGATAAAAAAGTCTTCCGTCGATGTACCACCTACGGAAGATATCATATGCTTTACGATCAAAGTCTAGTAATGATAGTACATTATCAAACTCTTCTCTCATTCTTTTCTTTACACTCTCAGAAACTTTAAGGTTTGAGAGTTCTATTTCAACAGGCTTATCATCTAAGTCACCTGCTATTGCTTCTGCAACTATATCACCGATTGCTTGATCCACTTCTGGATGCAAAGACATCTCACGATATCTACCAATTAGATCTACATCGCTCGCTTTGTTGGCAGCATCACCAAGGTCAACGTATTGACCAAAGTAACCGCCAGCAACTATCGGTTGGGCTGCGTCATCCGAATCTTTCGTTACAAAAGAAGGGCCAATTGCTTTTTGACCCTTCTTCTTTCGATCAATCGAATAACCAAATAGTTGTGACATTTAGTTGTCCTTCCTTTTCATTATAAAGTATTTAGTTAGCTTTGAGATAACGAAACTGCATTACCTGCGTTAGCGTCATTTGCGTATGTCCAGTACTGAACTTGGAATTCAACTGTATACTCTTCTGGAGTATCGTTGCTATCCCATGCTAGATCAATAGCGGAGATTGTTGAGGGCCAAATTCCTACAAACTTGTAAGATCTAACCACTGCACCTTGTCTGTCGTATTGTCTTACCAAAGCATCAGACTGATACTCTGCGATAACACGAGGCTCTTGTAAGTTTTGATGAAGAGCTTGGATCTTAGTAGACCATTCTTCAAACTTAGAGCGAAGTGCAAATCCTTTGTCATTAAGAACTGTAATAGTCCATGGCTCAAAGGTTCTGTCTCCAGAAATCTTAAGTGTCCTACCTCTGTAAGGCACTTCGATTACACCAACTGTAGAAGCTGGTATGTTTGCTGCTTTAACTAGGAAAGTAGCTAGTGATCCAGAGGATGCACCAGATCCAGCACGAGATGCTCCCGCACTTTCCTCTCCACGTTGCTCTTGTGATCCAGGGGTAGCACCTGATTGAGGTGTACCATTGTCTACTATCTGAGGGAATCCTACTTCAACCTGAAACAGGTTAGGGCGGGCTAAGTCTCCAATCCTATTTCTAAAGTCTAGGATTGGAGCGTTTATTTGTTTTCCTTCAGACTGACCAGGATAAGTCTGGCTGTCGAATGCTGACATTTTATTGTCTCCTATTTGAGGTTGAGCATGAAGTCATGCCACGGTTTACTCATTACGATACTAGCTCACTGAAGCTTGCTCCAGTCCTAGTTGCAGTGAAGGTCAATGTGATGAAGTTGATAGATCTTGTGGGTTTCACAAATATCTCTGCATAGAATTCACCACGGTCAATCGACTCAGCAGGGTTGTTTGTTCCGTCGCAGACTACGAGGAAGTCAACAATACCACGTCGTGATTGGACACTGCGTAGGTAAGGCTCAACAATGTTCTTAAATTGCTGGCGAGTAAACTCGTCATTCAACTCGAATAGTTGGGTCTTTGCTGCTTCAGAAATTGCTTCTTCCATCACTAGGAATAAACGTCTTACGTTAATTCTGTCGAAGGCAGAAACATAACTCAATGCAGTCTTGTCACCGAAGAGGACAATACCTTGTCCAGGGAAAGCTACGATTGGGTTAACACGTGAAGCATAAAGGGTATCTCTGTGATCCTTTAGAGGTGAGTAAGCAAGTTTAATTGCATTTCTCAACTGTCCTCTATTGAAGCCAGCAGGAGAATACCAAGGCTCTTGCTGTAGTGTTGTGGATAATGTTAATCCAGCAACGTCAGCATTACATGGGATATAACGATACTTGTCGCTATACTTATCATAGATGTATTTGTAGTTATTGTCAAATACAGCGTATGAAGTGCTTGACAATTGGTCGTAGTAGTTAACTGTGCGTTGGACAATTGTTGATGTCTTCGCTTGACCAATAACATCTCCACGATAAGGTGAGACGAATGCAATACAATCCTTACGTGAAGAAGCAATAGAAATTACATGCTGTGCCTTAGCGATTGTATCATCAATACCACTCATGGATGGACCCATTAGTAGGTAATCAATGTCTACAGTCTCAGCGTCTGCGAATAGATCGTATGCACCAAGTATGTCAGGACGTGCAATAGTGTAACCATCTACTCCACCTTGTAGTGAGTAGCGTAATGTTGCACGATTCTTTGTACCAAGTAGAGGTACTGCTAGAGGATTCAATCCTGTTGGATCATCTAGGTTGTTAAGTGCATTAGATGCCTTAATGATATCAAACTCTCTGTTGATACCAGATGTACCTATGACTCCACTTACAGTAGTGGTCTTATCATAGATGTTAGCAGTCTCATGACTTCCCCAGTATAGATACTCGGAATAAGTTTTAATTACATCCTTATAGTAGATGTTATCACCTTGAGGTGACTTAGCATCGATTGCTTTAGAAACATTAAGATGCTTTTCAAGTACGGAATTAGGTGTACCTGTGATCTTACCGTCTCCATCAATAACCAAGATGTGCATTAGGTCATTGTGACCGCCTCTGTCCGCAACCCATGCGGAAGTTGTAGGTCTTGCTGCGACGTTAATCCACTTAGTACCATCTCCATATAGTCTTGACTCATAGTCAGACTCTACGTTAGAGATAGAAACTGTAGCAGCGTTTGCGTCTGTTACATTCTGGTTTGCTTGGAAGTTAGGTGATCCTTGATTCAATGCAACACGTAATTCACGGTTGAGTGATTCAATCTCTCCTGTGTCACCAGTAGCAGCACCAGGTGTATTAGAGTTGTTTGCTAACTCAGAGATAACGTCTCCAACTTCAAGGAAGTCAGTAGATGTAGTATCGATACTTAATTCTAACTTACGATTCTCTTTGTCCCAAGCAACAACACGACCTGTAACACCACCACTAACAGCAGTGATATAGTTGTCTTTCTCAAAAGATCCAACTAGGTTTGAGTTATCCTTGAAGGTGATGATTACGGAGTAGTCGTAAACCTTACCGTAGATGTTTGCACCAGAGAAGGAAACTTCCGCATTGTTTGTGAATTCCCACTCAGCAGCAGTTGGTTGTGCAAGGTATAATACCTGATCAGGACCAGCGTCTGTTACGATAACACGAATTGAGTTACCATGAGATCCAGCAGTCTTAGCACCCCACTTCCAGTTGTTAGCAGCAGTCTCTACTGTTGCCTCGTATGTATCAATATTCTTGATAAGAGGAGCAGAAACACCAGTTGCGGTTGTCTCGTTAATCTCAGTCTTGTTAGTTGTAACAGTCTGTAGATAAACAGCAGTGTTGTTTGCGTGTGAAGCAGCAGTTGTTCCTAGCTGAGCACGTACCACAGTTAGATCGTTACCAGCGATAGAAGATACCTGAAGGATCTCATCGTCGATTCTAATGTAGGAGTTAGTACCTGCACCAAGAGCAGCAGCAGATGCAACAGTAAGAGTTGTATCACTATCACTATAAGTACCACCTTCACTAATAGTTGTATCAGTACCAGCAGTCTCAATCAATGTGATTGCAGTTGCAGCAGCGTGAGATACAGCAGAAGTTGCTAGTTGTCCACGAGTAACAGTAACGTCGTTACCAGAAACACTAGAGATAGTTACTAATTCAGCATCGATTAGGAGGACATCACTAACGTCGAAGTCAGTTGATGAAGCAACTGTTAGTACTGTGTCAGATGCACTGAAAGTAGAAACAGTATACTGTGCGGTATCGATTGCGTTTTTCAACGAATCATTCATCGCACGAATAACTTTTACAGTACCTCCGTAAAGTAAAAATTGTGCAGCACTGAACCAGTACTCAAAGTTATAGTCAGTAGGTTTGCCGAAAATTGAAAGTAATTCTTTTTCACTAGTTACACTAGTTACCTGCTCTACAGGTCCTTTTTCAAATGATCCAACGATAGCAGCAATATTATCTACTGTTGCATTAACTACGTTGGTCAGATCTCTTTCAAGTACGACAACTCCTGGTGAAAGTTGTGTGGATGCCATTTGTGATATCTCCTAGGGGATTTCTGTTGCTGAAATTATTTATTGAAAACCGTATTTTCACTGGGGAATCAAGCCGTGATTACCAATCTGGATAGTCTGCTAGGTATGGAGGTAAAGGTCTGGGTCTATTCCTCTTTCTATTGACTCTCCATATTGTACAAGACTTACACTCATAAGCATATGCCGATGGATTATTACCTCTGTCCTTACGTGTCTTATAAAAATCTTCTAATAAACTTTTAGTCTGTCCACAGAATCGACACTTTCTCTCTTTAAATAATAAATGCTCCAGAGATAGGTCATTCTCTATGGTCATGACAAATATTCCCACATATGTGAGTTATCACCATACTCATCTACATTCCATGTGTCACCTTGATCATCTACAAATGATTGCTCATAGTCTACATGGTTATCAATGAATCCGAATGGTGCCATGTCCGCTTCTATTCCCTCTTTCTGCTCTTGATACATCTTCATACGTACATCATCGTCATGCAACTCTCTAAAATAGTCTGTTGTTGCTAACCATGCGAAGATAACCAGACACATAGCAAGGTCATCGTTACATCCTTCCTCTGCTTCCCATGCTGGACCTCTCTGAATGAAGGTTGTTAACTCTGCCATGATGTCATAGTCTTTAAAGATGAGTTTATCATCCTCAATTAACTGTTTTAGGTTAGAGCAACCAGTTTTCTTGACAGTTGTGCTCATTTTAACCCCAAGTTGCACCTTAGTGCCACTAAATCCTTGTCCTACTACCTGACCTGCTCTACCTCTCATGGCACACATGAGTAAATTCTCATATTCTAGGTCAAATTGTATGATATCTGCTACCTGACCACCAATATCATTGACTTCTATCATTATATACGCCTGGTTATATGCAGTAGCAACCCTATGAATAATATCTGGGAATAATAATGGTTTAATTTTGTTAGATCTATACTTCGCTACCACCATATAGGGTATTTCTGTGGTATCTACCACTGTAAATGCAGAATAATCCTTAGTTAAACCCCTAGCAACGTCCACACATATGTGATATGAGTGTCCTTCGACTGGATCTTCATAGACTGACAGTCCTGCTTCCTTCTTAATAGGTTCTTCATAGACTAAAGTCTTTAATTTAGTACTACTGATGAGAGTATTAACAGATCCTAGGAATTCACACTCAAATTCTTGGTTGAATTGCTCCTCAGATGTGTTTCGTATCGTCTCTTCTTTCCATTTAGCATCTCTACCTGGTACCTGTTGCCAGTGTACCTCTGTTGTAGTGTATTCATTCTGTCCTTTCTCTGCGTCATGCCACAGTTTATAGAACATATTCATCCCTTTAGGGGTAGATATGATAATAACTTTAGTTGACTTACCAGAAGATATAGTAGGATAGACACTACTAAAGAACTCGTCAGCAATATGCGTCGGAATAAAGGCGAATTCGTCCAAAAATATAATGTTAAAGGACATACCCCTAACAGCACTTGCACTAGTAGAAGCAGCCAAGATCTTACTTCCATTCTCCAACTCCAAGGAACCCCTGTTCCAGTTGACCACACCTTGTTGAAGCCATTTAGGGAGATTTTCGTAAGAAAGTTGTAAGCGACCCAACATTTCTCTTGCAGTGGCTGCTTTGTTTGCGAGGATTGCGATGTTGACATTATCATTAAAGATTGCGTACCACAGTAGATATGCAGTAACCACTGTAGATTTACCTGACTGACGTGGTAGCTTTGCTATATTGAATCTATTCTCATGGAATCGATTCACCATGTCTTCTTGGAAATCGTACAGATCAAACCCAACTATACCCTGATCGAGGTTAACGATCTTGATATAGTTACGAATGAAATAAACAGGATCTTGACTACACTTTATAAACTCTTGCACCTGATCAGGTGTAAAGTTCGTGTTGACATTAGCCCGTTTGAGATTGGGGTTACCTAGATATATCTCCTGCTTTTCAGCCATTGGCTTCTTTGATTGCCTCTACGATAGTCCTTTTCAATTGATTCTGTTTCTTTCTACCGATGCCAACAGAGGCATCTATCTTTACTTTAACCCAGTAAAGACCAGTTAAAACGAGGATAAATGGGATAGCATCTCCCCATGAAATTTCATTCCATGCCTCTA